TATTTTTTCTATTTCTTCTGGGGTGGGTAAAGCTGTTGCCATTTTAAGTTAGGGGAGTATGTAACTCCCCTACCTTTATTGTGAATATATTAAGCAGCACCTTCGGTACCGAATATTCCTCTCCAGTCAGTAAAACCGAAACTGTATCTTTCTCTAACTTTGTAGCGAACATTACCAGTTTCAAACTCACCTTCAATACCTTTTTTCAAGGCAGTTCTTTGGAACATTTTAAGTCCGTCAGGTACATCTGTCTTAATAAAGAAACCATCACTATCAGACAATCTTCTCATTACATGAAACCCTTGTGGTAAGTAATTACCAGAGTTAATTGCATTGATGTCGTTGTCTGCTGTGCCAGTTCTTAGAGTAGACTCAAGTAATCTTTGAGCAGTAAAAATGTAAGCAGTAGGAATAATTAACATTGTTCCTTGTGCTGCGATTCTTAGTCCTCTGTCATCTTTCATATCAGCTATGTTAATTAACATAGTCTCAAGAGATGTCTCACTTAAATCTGCTGCGGTTGCTAATGTGTTACTTTGGTTACCAGCTCTAGTTGGATGACTAGTGCTTAATAAAGCAACACCATCTCCACCAGCAAAAGCTCCTGCTGATGTGGCATTGTTTAAAATATTTGCAGCTTTGATTTCTTTAGTTGAAGCCATTGACCTAGCTAAAGCCTTAGTATACCTACCAGCAATTGAACCATACTGTCCGTCTTCTTCTGCTTCTTCAGTGATACTAAAAGCTAATGCAATAGTTTCATGTTGATATCTAGCTGTAAATCCTTGACTCGCTGAGTCATAACTTACAGGTGCGCCTTCACCTTTTACAGGTGCATTACCGAATCCCTCAAGCAATACATCCTCTTCAAATGCCCTGTTAGAAGTATTTGATTCAAATACTTTTTGATACTCCTCAGGGTATCTTGCATACTCTAGCCCGAATAAGGTATTCAATCCTGGCTCTAGCATTTTAGCAAATTGTGCTCTATTCATTGCCATAATTTAATCTCCTATATTCCTGCTGTTGTTTTAAGGATGTGCTCGTTAATTAACACTTCCACAACTGCGTTTGCCCCAAATGCATTCTCTGGGGATTCATAAAGTCCTATAATCTTACATGATGCTGCTCCTGTACCCATACTTGAATTAAGTTCAAAAGCTGATTGTCCAGTAGTTGTTGAACCAGTTCCAGCTACTACATCTGCACAATTACCAACATTTGTTTGTGCTGGTGAGCCGTCTGATTGAACTTTGTATATAATGTAAGGATCGTCATACACATAAGCTATAATATTTGTACCAGTTGTGCCTGATGGCCAGTACTCGCTATATTTATAAGAACCATCTGAAGCTGTATAAGACACTCCAGCAAATACACCAATATTATTAGTTTCTTCAGCTGTGTGAGGTGTTATAACCCCATCAGCAGTTAGAACAACTAAATCACCATTAAAGATGTTTTCAGCTAATCCACTAGTAATAGTATATTTGTTTGTTCTTATAGGAGAACCAGACATGTGCCTAGATGGTACAAAACCGAATGGTGAATCTACATTTGCCATATTTACCTCGCTATAAAAAAATTAAAAACTATTAGTCGTCCATGACTGATATGTCTCTGCCACGACTAACACTACTTTTTCTTGTCTCCTGAATCGGAATACCACCAGCTCTTTCTGCAGTTCGTAAATCACTGCTGATTGACATGTTTTGTTCTGTATCTTTTTCTTTGTAATAAGCCTTCATTTGTTTAAACTTTTCTTCTGGCATTTCACAAAGTATCATGCCTTCAACACCGATACATCCTGCCCACTGACCATGATTCAAAGTAGGCACTGCAAAAGTTCCCACTGTGTCTGATGGTCTTGGTTCCCAACCTGCTCTTTTTCTTTTATAAACATTGTCGGGAGTTTCCTTCCCCAGAATCGAGGTAGCTATCCACCTTTGCACCATTCCTGGTCGTGCTGGAGGAGCGTCCAGTAATGATGGTGGTTTCCAGCTTGTATTGTCACGAGCATTTTGCTCACGAGAATTAGATTGAGTTTCTTGAGCTCTTACATTTCTTTTTTCTACCATTAGGTTCTCTCCTGTTTTTTAATTTCTTCTGCATAAGCTTTAATTTGTTCAGGTGTTGTTAAACCTATTTCTCTAGCCATGCGTAATTGCTCCTTTGTCATCTTAACTCTGTTGCCTGTTTTCGTTGACCCACCTGCAGATGGTGCGACTATTGTTTGACTGCTTTTTGGTCTCGTTTTAACTGGCATATCTGGTTTTGATATTAACTCGGGAAATATTTTTTGTAAACGATTATTTAAAGTTTCATAATATTGGTCAGATTCTTTATCATAACCTTCTAAATCTAATTGAACATCTATAGACCTAGCAGCAGCAGTTTCTCTCTCATATCCAGGAGAGTTAAACCACTGATTCTTACCCCACCAGTCCATAGCTTTTTTTGGAGCTTGTGGTTGGGCAGCACGACCTACAGTAGGTGATTGAGTCTTTTGCTGGATGACTTGTTGTCTTTGAAGTTCTGCTACTTTCATTGCTGCACGGATGTCAGCTAATTGTTCTGCATATTCAACTTGTTTACCTGTGTCACCTTCTTCTATAGCTTTTTGCATCTCTTGCTTTACAGAAACATATCTGTCTTCAAACTGCTTTTGAGCCTTTTGAGTTTCACCTTGTTCGAGTCTTTCTAGTCTTTGTTTTAATGCATTCAACTCTTGTTCTTTTTCTTCAGCTTTAGCATCAGACTCTTTGCGTTGTTGTACTAATTTATTTATTCTGCGTTGAACCCTTTGGGAGTAGTCTTCGTCTTCTTCTTTTGGAGTTGCTTCTTGTTTAGGTTGTTCGTCTACTACTTCAGGTTCTTCATTTTTAGGTTCTTCTATTTCTACTTCGAGTTCTTCTTGTTCAGTTTCTTTTTCGTTTTCCATGGTCATGAGCCAAGCCCTTTCATTAAGTTATGGTAAATAATTTTGTATGTTACAATCTTTAGGTAGTACAGAAGTAATCTCGTCATCATTTAAAAGTAATAATTTTACTTTTTCTATAATTAATTTTTGTCCTGCGTATTTACCAAAGGTAACATGGTCGCCAACTTTAGCCCAAACACCACCTTGCCATTCTTTACCTGATGCTCTCTCACACCATGCTAGAGGACCAACAGCTAGTATAATACCATGAGCTGTTAAGTACTCTTCATTGTCTTGAGATTGTGATGGTAAATAAATGCCACCTGTAGTTTTCTTTTTTGGGGCTTGTGGTTGAATTAAAACTCGCCATCCTGTAGGTTCTGGTAAGTTTTTAGGAACATTTGTTTCTGGGTCGTTGTCCCAGTTTGTTGCATGGAGATGAGCCATGTTTATTCATCCTCTCTATCTAATTGTTTATAAACTCTGTCGATTTCAATGGTGGCTTGTTTTAAGCCTTCAGCGATCCCAACAGTCTTTTGATATTGAGCAAAATCACTTATCCTGCCCTCTATCATCTCGTTCGCTAGATTTTGTCTCTGGCTTTCTAGCGTCTTCTTTATCTTCTCCAGTAGGTCTGTTATTGTCAAGTTGCACCTCGCTTTTTGAAGAAACTCCAGTTACATTAATTGTTACATCATTTTGCATTTTTCTTTTTTCTCCTTTTTTTCTTCTTCTTTTTATTAGGTTTTAAAAGTTTGCTAAACTTTGCTCTAATTAATGTCATTTATTATAACCACAATTATTAAAAAGTAAAATTACCATTTGTCAGTTTGCATCATTCTGCTTAGTCTTTCAGCTCTAGTTTTAACTTGCTTAGCCCAAGATGAGTCTAACATCTCCTCTGAAGCTTTCTTCCAGTTATGGTCTTGTATTGCTTTAAAAAAGTTTGGCCATTTAACAGGATTGAACCTAGTCCTGCCCATGTTGAAGAGCATGTCTATGATTACAGCTTGTCTAACTTTACTGAGACCATTAAAAAATATCCAGTCTTTAGCTTCACCAATAACTCTCCTTATATCATTGCTTAGTAGGTAATCTATTTCATCTTTAGTTATTCCTGGACCATCACTAGCTACATTTCTACCTACACCTATAGTAGGATGTCCGACTAATGTATCACCTGCTTTTATTTCTTTACCATTAGCATCGTCATACACTCTATACTTAACACCTTCATGTAAAGATATTAAGTCTATTAATTTCTCATTTGGATCTGGCACCTTTTACTCTCCCTTTAACATGCTTTTGACTTTTTGGTGGATTCTTTTTAGAACCTTTTTCACCAGACCAAAAAACTTTGTTCGCCCAGAATGCAGCACTTGTTTTACCTTTTTTAATATTTTTAGCATGCCGTTGCTTAAAGTTTTTACGAGCTTCTTCACTATAGTTGTGACCCATTTTTTGGTCGCCAAAGCGAATAATTTTAATTTTTTCACCATCTTTAACTGCTACTATACCTTTCTTTGTTGGGTGGTTTGGAGTTCGTTTGGGTTTATTTAAACCTTTTAAACCATACTTTTTAAGTTTAGCTTCTTTGTTACTCACTTTTCTTACCAGTCCCACAATATAAACCAAACCATGCAGCACCTGCTCCTACTAAAACACTCACAAAAGCAGACTGCGCATTAGTTGGATCTTCAAGTTGCATAAACCACTCTGTTACTCTAAAAAAAGCTAAACCATAAAGAGTAATTAACAATCGTGGCCATATGCGCCATTTATCTAAATTCTCAGGTTTCATACCTTACTTATACTGTTAAATGATAAATTAATCAATACTTTCAATCCACTCTTCTTTTTGCTCTTTATAATCTAAATATAATTCTGTATCAGCATAACCTCTGCCTTCATTCATACAAATT